AAGAACCCGAAGAAAAAGGTGTGGTTGCTGGAGCTCCTAACGAGGGTGATAATCAAGTTAAAAACGATATGTTTAAATATGGTTATAAAGGATACGAAAAAGCTACAGGCTCTAAGCCAGCACCAGGAGGAGCCGGTTCTGCTTTCAACGAGATAATGTCAGGTGAGGGTGTTCATATATTAGAAGAAAATTCAGATATGACAGAAGAAGAGTTGGCTAGACAATTATATGAAAGAAGCAAAGATACTAAATTAGGTGAAGAGCAAAAATCAACAGTAGGTATAGGCAAAAAAGATACGCCTGATGATATTGAAAATTCAGATCTTTGGTCAAAATGCTTAGTATCAGCTAGGTCTGCTAAAAAGAAATTTGAAAGAACACAAACACGAGTTAAAAGATTACAAGAAGATGGAAAATTTGGAGAACCACAAAAAACTTCAACTTTTTATGGAGCTCAAAGTTCAATAGATGCTCAAGTAAGAATGGTAGAAAATGCAAATAAAGTTCTTTTACCAAATGGTCAAGAAGTTAAAAAAGAGGATGCAATAGCATTTATTCAAGCTGGTGGTGGTGGAATGAACCCATCCGATACCGCGACTTTTGTGGAAGATGATAATGGAAATTTATTAATACAATTTCATTCTGATAAAACCACTACCAATGATATACAAGACAACTCTACTTTAATACAAGAGGGAGAAAATTATAAAGATTACATAGAACAATCAAATTTATCAAATCAAAATAAAGAAGAAGCAAATAATATTGTCGATGATTATTCAAATCAAATTTCTGAAATAGAAGAAAATTATAATGACCAAGCAACGCCAATAGCACGAAGGTTAACTGAATTGCCAATTGAAGATCAAATACAAGTTATAGAGGATGATGCGGGAACTATAAGAGAGAATATAGATGTGGCTATTTTTGGAAAAGGTGGTAAATTAAAAAAACAATTTGAAGATTATTTACCAGCTGGAAAAAATCCTGAGGATTTGACATTACAAGAAAAATATGAAATGATTAGAAAGTTGGTTAGTGATGGAAAGGGTAAAGGTAACGAAACAAAAGTAGTCAATAAAGTGGGACTAGGATTGCAGAAGAAAGATTCTAGTATTGAGGGTATAGATGTAAAGAAAAATTTATCAGAACAAAGAGAAAAGGTTGTTTCTTTACAGAGAGAAAGAATCAATAAACTTGATGAATTAGAGCAGGGACTTGGAACAAAAATGGAGGCTAATGAAGCGTCAAGAGCTTTTCATTTAAGTATGATGGATTACCCACCAAAAAATTATGAGGAAGGAAATATTAGTAGTATAATGGGAACTGCTTTAGATGTGAATATGGGTGGTAATATAGTTGATGGAGAAGTTTTACGTGAATGTTTGGGTGTTGAAAATACAAAAGAGTTCAAAGGAGAGTTTGAACTTGAAGAATCAGATGAATTACAATATGATAAACAAGGAAATGTCACAGGAAAAAGAGTATTTACATATGTGGTTGATAAAGAGGGAAGAAGAACGAAAATAGGTTACAAAACTTATCGTTCCAAATCAGGAGCAGCTGGAAAAACAAATAATACAATGTCGTATAGTTTAGAAATGCAGAAATGCTTTAAGAGTAAAAATTAATGAAAACCCAACTACTCTGCACATTCGCCACACGCTCTCGTCTAGATGATATATTAGAACTTATCATAGAGTGTAATGATATTCTATATGATAAAATATATGTCTTTGAGAATATGAAGGATCATTCTCAATTGATTTGTACATATAATGTAGAGTATGATGAGGAAAATTATCCTGAAGATATACCAAATACTATTTCACTTCATCGGAAGAAACAGAGCAACACACTATACACAATAAATGCACTCAATGAAGTTATTAGAGAGTTAAATAATAATGTGTTAGATAAGAGATTCCCTATTCCGTGGGAACAATATCAGAACTCTTTGTTGTTAACCAACGATGCTGGACTAAATAAAATACCAACAAAAATACATAAAATTATTAACACAAAAGATTAAAAAAAAATTGTATTTTGGCGAAAAGCTAGATACTTATTATTAAATGGTTACTATGGTAACTAACAAATGAATATTAAACAATAAGGAGAATAACAAATGGATATTAATTCTATTCGTAAGCGTCTTAATCAACTTCAAACAACAAACAATAGGACTTCAAACCTATGGAAACCACAACCAGGTAAACAGGTAATTCGTGTTTTGCCATATAAGCATAATAAGGATAATCCTTTTATTGAGTTGTTTTTTCACTTTGGTTTGAATAATAAAACCTACCTATCACCAATCACATATGGTCGTCCTGATCCAATCGAAGAGTTTGCTCAAAAACTTAAAACGAGTGGCAATCGTGAGGAATACCAAATGGCTCGTAAATTGGAAGCTAAAATGAGAACTTTTGCTCCAGTTATCGTTCGTGGTGAAGAGGCTCAAGGTGTTCGTTTTTGGGGTTTCGGTAAGACTGTCTATCAAGAACTACTTTCTGTAATTGCAGATCCAGACTATGGTGATATAACAGATGCTGTAAGCGGACGTGACATATCAGTAGAGTTTATTACTGCTGAAGAGAGTGGTGCTTCTTTTCCAAAAACTTCTATTCGTGTTAAGCCTAATCAAAATCCGATCTCAGAGGATAAGGCACAATTGGAAGGTCTTTTGGATAATCAAAAAGACATTAATGAATTGTATCAGGAACTCTCATATGAAGAGCTCACAGATGTACTGAATCAATGGTTGAATCCTGAAGCGTCAGATGATGACACTAAGGATGAAACTGCTCCAGTAGCAGCCGTTGCTGCGGCAAATACTGTTGAAGATGCTAGTGCAGCATTTGATGACCTTTTCAATAAGTAAATAAAGTGTAGTGGGTGTTGAAGCCAACACTAATAAAACCGAGTGTGTGCGAAGGATTCTTTACAAAGCCGGACACACCCACTATTTAATAGGAGAATTATATGTCAGTTAAAGACGATTTGGCTGGAGTACTAGCCGACTCTCTAAATAAGAAATTTAAAGACTACAAAGTTGCATATTTTTTAGATGGTGGCACACCAACACCTACAGACATAAAAGAATTTATCTCTACTGGTTCAACAATGTTGGACTTAGCTATTTCCAACCGTCCAAACGGCGGTATCGCAGTTGGTAGAATTACAGAACTGAATGGGTTAGAAAGTAGTGGTAAATCTTTAGTAGGTGCTCATCTTCTCGCAGAAACTCAAAAGAAAGGTGGTGTCGCTGTCTACATAGATACTGAAACTGCCGTTAGTGAAGATTTTCTTGAGGTGATAGGGGTGGATATTGGCAAAATGTTATATCTGCACTTAGAAACAGTAGAAGATATTTTTGAGGCTATCGAAGAGATTGTAACCAAAGTTCGTGAATCAGATAAAGATAGGTTAGTAACTATATTGGTTGATTCATTGGCTGCTTCTACAACTAAGGTTGAATTGAATGCAGACTATGACAAAGATGGTTGGGCGACAAGTAAAGCTATTATCATTTCTAAAGCTATGAGGAAGATTACCCAGATGATTGGCAGGCAAAGAGTAGCTTTGGTATTCACCAATCAACTTAGACAAAAACTTGGTGTAATGTTCGGAGACCCTTGGACTACAAGTGGTGGAAAAGCATTACCATTTCACGCATCAACCCGTATCAGATTGAAGAATAAAGGTCAGATTAAAGATAGTAAAAAGAATACTATTGGTATGACTATTCTGGCTCAAGTAATTAAAAATCGCTTGGGTCCTCCATTACGAAAAGCTGAGTTTCCACTCTACTTTGAAAGTGGTGTAGATGATGAAGGTAGTTGGTTACAAGTTCTCAAAGATCACAACTTAGTTAAAGTCGGTGGTGCTTGGTATACTATGAAAGACCACAATGGTGAAGAGATAAAGTTTCAATCTAAAGATTGGTCTGAAAAATTAGAGGATGAAGAATTCAAATCTTACTGTTACCAACTTATCTGTGATAAAGTAATACTGAAATATAACAAGGCTGAAATCGGTATAGATGATGTAGAAGTTACAGAAGAGGTTTTGGGTGACTAACGCTAAGTATCTTTCGATACTTGAAGAAATAAAAAATAAAGGCGGTAAATTAGACTCAGGTGAACCCGATGATAAGGTATTGATTATAGATGGTCTGAATACATTCATAAGATGTTTTAGTGCTATACCAACTCTCAATGATGACGGCGCTCACGTTGGGGGAATAGTTGGTTTTCTAAGGTCAATCGGTTATGCGATACGAACAATTAGGCCTACTCGGACTGTCATAGTATTTGATGGTAAGGGTGGGTCTAACCGCCGTAGAAAATTATTTCCAGAGTACAAAGCTAATAGGAATATGTCGGAAAGACTTAATCGGTCTTATGATTTTAATACTAAGGAAGATGAACACCAATCTATGATTATGCAATTAACCAGAGTCATTGACTATTTGGATTATTTGCCAATCACTACAATAACGATTGAGAATATTGAAGCTGACGATACGATGGCTTATGTAACTAAGCAGATATTGAAAACATCTAAAATAGTGTTGATGTCAACCGACAAGGACTTTCTTCAGTTAGTTAATTCTAGAGTTTCAGTTTGGTCTCCCACTAAAAAGAAAATGTACGATCCACCAAAGGTATTAGAGGACTATGGAATACCATCTCATAATTTTGCTGTATACAGATCAATAGATGGAGACAAGTCTGATAACATAGATGGAGTTCGTGGGTGGGGATTGAAAACTATTCAAAAAAAGATTCCACTTTTACTGGAAGATAAGATACTTAATATAGACGATATAATTAATGAAGATGAAAAGCTCAAGGAGAGTGAAGAGTTATTGAAACGAAACTATATGTTGATGCAGTTGGAAGAAGTAGACATCAGCGCTTCAGCTAAAATGAAAATATTAGATAAGGTTCGTGAACCAATAAACAAACTTAATAAGTTACAATTCCAAAAGAGATTCATAGAAGATAGGTTATTTGCCACATTACCAAATATGGATAGTTGGTTAGTTCAATGTTTTGCCACTCTGAATCAGATGGCGGAGAAAACATATGGGAAGAAAGCGTAAATACAACTCAAAAGAAGAACGTAAAGCCGCTCAAAGAAAGTGGTCTATGGAATATTACCATAGAAATAGAGCAGTTCTTCAATCTAAAGCTCGTGCACGATATCGTAGAAAGAAACAAATGGAAATAAAAGAAAAACAAAGAAAAGAACTATATGGCGAATGAAAATTTTAATCAGTTTGGACCCACATTTCAAGCAAAGGTAATATCATCATTATTATCAGATAATAAATTCATACAAACAATTAGCGATATATTAGAACCCAAATATTTCGACTCGGATGCAAATAAATGGTTGACTCAAGAAATCAGTAAATACTTTATGGAGTTTAGAAAAGCTCCTACATTAGAAGTATTGAAAATTAAGATAACTCAAATGGATGATGAGATTCTCAAAGTATCTGTTGTGGAGAATCTTAAAGAGGCTTGGAGAAATATTGAAGCTACTGATTTAGAATTTGTGAAACAGGAGACATTGGGGTTTTGTAAAAATCAGGTACTTAAAGGTGCTATTGTAGAAGCAGTTGATTTATTGGAACAGAAGAAATATGATGATATAAAAGTTATAATAGATGCTGCTATGAAGGCTGGTAGTGAAAGAGACTTAGGCCATGACTATATTATATCATTGGAAGATAGACTTACAGATTCGGTTAGAGAAACATTACCAACTCCATGGGATGCTGTGACTAATGTTATGGATGGCGGATTAGCAGGTGGTGAGTTAGGTGTGTTAGTTGCACCTGCTGGTATTGGTAAAACTTGGTGTTTACAATCTATTGGTGCCCATTTAGTTAAGTGTGGTAAAACAGTAGTTCATTATACATTGGAATTAAATGCTAATTATGTTGGGTTAAGATATGATACAGTATTTAGTGGAACACCTACTGCTAATGTAAAGTTCTATCAAGAGGATGTACAAAAGGTTATCGATACACTTACAGGTAAATTGATTATTAAGTATTATCCTACTCGGTCTGCTACTGTAAACACCTTAGCTGCTCATCTAAAACAGATGGAGATACAGGAAATCAAACCTGATGTGGTTATTGTAGACTATGCTGATATCTTAAAACCAACCACATTCTATAAGGAGAAGAGGCATGCAACTGGTGAGACTTATGAAAATCTTCGTGGTATGGCTGGTGAGTTTGATATTCCAATATGGACAGCTTCACAGGCAAACAGAAGTTCATTGGAAGAAGAAGTGATTGATGCCAGTAAAGTCTCAGAAGATTATAGTAAGGTGATGACTGCTGATTTTGTTATGTCGGTAAGTCGTAAGGTGGAAGATAAGATTGCGAATACGGGTAGGTTTCACGTAATCAAAAATAGATTTGGTATTGATGGAATTACATTTCCAGCAAACATAAATACTAATACAGGTTTAATACAAGTGCATGAAGCTTCAACTGTAGGTGGAAAATCAGCACAGGGAAAGATGGACAATTCGGAAGAATATTTACGGAAAACTTTATCTCAAAAATATAAAGATATGGAAGGTTTTGAGTAAAGAAGAATGAGTATATATTATATTTAATATTGTACTAAGGAGTTATTATGGAAAAGTTTACATTATCAGAAAATTTTATAAATAAGTACAGACGGAAAAAGCCACCGTTTGGTTTCAATGGATTAGGTGAATTAGTTTATATGAGAACCTATTCAAGAATAAAAGAGAATGGAAAAAATGAGAGATGGTGGGAAACCATCAGAAGAGTCGTAGAGGGAACATACTCTATGCAAAAAAATTGGATTGACTCACATCAACTTGGTTGGAATCCTTGGCAAGCACAAGCATCAGCTCAAGAAATGTATAACCGAATGTTTAATATGAAGTTTTTACCTCCAGGCCGTGGTTTATGGGCTATGGGAACAGCAATCACAGAAGAAAAGAAGTTATATGCAGCATTAAACAATTGTGCTTTTGTATCAACTAAAACACTAAAGGAAGATTATTCAAAACCATTTACATTTTTAATGGATGCTAGTATGTTGGGTGTAGGAGTTGGTTTCGATACAAAAGGTGCTGGTGAGGTTGTGGTTAAATTGCCTAATCCGAATAGAGGCATAGAAGAATATGTGATACCTGATACAAGAGAAGGTTGGGTTGAATCATTACGATTGTTATTAGAAAGTTATTTTCATGGGACAGCAGAAGTTCAATTCGACTACAACCAAATCAGACCAGCTGGCGCCGTAATCAAAGGCTTTGGTGGAGTTTCAAGTGGTCACGAACCACTAAAAGAAATTCATAAAGAAATAAGAAATGTATTAAATATAAATGTTGGAGAACCAATTACAGTAACTACAATTGTGGATATAATGAACCTTATTGGTAAATGTGTCGTAGCTGGTAATGTAAGACGAACAGCGGAGATTGTATTTGGTGATGCACACGACGAAGAATATTTAGATTTAAAAAATTATAAAGTTAACCCGCATAGGGATCAATATGGATGGACAAGTAATAATAGTATCTTTGCTGAACTTGGTATGGATTATACTGATGTATGTAAAAGAATTTCAGATAATGGTGAACCAGGATTTGCTTGGTTAGAAAATATGAGAAAATTCTCTCGTATGCAAA